TGATCCGAAGGCTGAGATGTGGAAAATGCCGGCCATGTATGTGGGTCCCTACGCTCAGGTCGATGCTGAACTCGCTCTGGAGTTGTGGTCCTGCTTTTCTGTTCTTTTGGGCAAGGAAGACCTCTGGCCGATTGCTAATCTCGAGCTTGAATTGCTCCCATGCCTCGTGGATATGACTATGCGGGGTGTCAGAATCGATGCAAACCGGCTTGAGCGCACCCGGGATCAAATCCTCAAGCGGGAAAAGGGCGTCATCAAACAAATCAAAGACATGGCCGGGGCCAATGTCGAAATCTGGGCGGCTCAATCCCTTGCTAAAGCGTTCGATAAGGTCGGGGTCAACTACCCAAAGACCGAAAAAGGCGCACCGTCGTTCACGAAGCTGTTCTTGCAGGAGCATAAGCATCCACTCGCCCAACTCATCCTCGAGGCGCGGAACCTGAATAAGACTTCGGGCACTTTCATCAATACCATCATGAAGCACTGTCGTAAGGATGGCCGCATTCATAGCCACATAAACCAAATACGATCAGACGATGGCGGTACAGTATCCGGCCGCATATCTATGTCCAACCCAAATTTGCAACAAATCCCGGCCCGCGACCCGGTGATCGGTCCGATGATCCGTTCGTTGTTTCTACCAGAAGAAGGTGAACAGTGGGCGGCCATTGACTTCTCGCAACAAGAGCCGCGCATCTTGGTTCATTATGCGCATGTTTATGGGAAGATGAGAGGCGTTGAATTGGATGCATGCCGTGAGTTTGTGGACGGCTACAATAATAACCCAGACATGGACTTCCACACAATGGTGGCAGAGATGGCTAACATCTCACGCAAGCAAGCCAAGACGATTAACTTGGGCATGATGTACGGTATGGGGGTGAACAAACTATCTGAGCAAATGGATATCGAGGTGAGTGAGGCTAAAGCATTGGTCAAACAATATCACTCCCGGGTACCTTTTGTTAAAGGGTTGATGCAAGGTGTTACCAATCGACTCAACGATAAAGCCAGTGCGGGCTCGATCAGGTCACTTCTGGGCAGGAAGTGCCGGTTTGACCTATGGGAACCTGATACTTTTGCCATGAACAAGGCGTTACCGTACCGTGATGCGATCAAAGAGTACGGCGAGACCACCCGGTTGAAGCGAGCGTACACGTACAAAGCCCTGAACCGTCTAATCCAAGCTTCAGCGGCGGACATGACTAAGAAAGCAATGGTCGATATCTACAAATCCGGTCGACTGCCCATGATTCAAGTGCATGATGAGCTCGCAATGTCGGTAAAAGATAGGGCTGAAGCCGAGGAAGTGTCTAAAATAATGGTGAATGCCGTGCCCTTAGAAGTACCTAGCCAGTGTGATATTGAGATCGGCCCGTCATGGGGTGAGGCTAAGTAGTCAAACAAACAAACTTGGTCTATACTAAATAAAACTCATCCCCTTAGTTTTACCCCGTTCCGGCGGGGTTTTTTAGTTGCGTTATTATATATAATCTTATATAGTCTCAGACATACGCAACTGGGAATTAAAAAATGGATACAAACAAGTGGAAAAGTGTGCTCGTGCCTAAAGAAGTGTACGAAGAAATTAAATCTCGTGCCAAAACAGAAGGCCGCACTATCAGTGGGCAACTCCGGGTAATGTTTAGTTTTTATAAAGACGCCGAAGACTTAAAAAATAAAAAAACCGGATAGCTCCTGTACATATCCCATACTATCCCGTATAGTTTATCTCGTGCTCCGTAGGCACTTAGTGGTAAGGAAAGGCCCTCGCAATTAGACTATTTGCGGGGGTTTTTTTTGCTTGCTAACTCCCATATTATCGTATACAGTTTGAGCTCAATTTTACTTTTACGGAGTAGCACCATGCAAGAGAAACAATTTGTTGACGGCCTGATGATCAAAAAACCTAACCCCAACGCCCCGGAGTGGATCAAATGTAATGGTTCCATTAAACGCGAAGATTTGATACGTTGGTTGGGCGAACAATCTGGAGATTGGATCAATATTCAAATCTGTGAAGGAAAGTCCGGCAAGTGGTACGCCGAGGTAGACAACTGGAAGCCCGAAAGCCAAGGGGGACAGTAATGATACAGGTAACAGATGCTGTAGAATTCTGCGACATGATTGATAAACAAGTGGCTCAAATGAACGAGCGCGGGATGAGTTGGAAAGATGCCGTGCTAGTCATGGAAAAGCTAGTAGCGGAACACAACAGCGTTATTGAACACTTTCCGCACCCCGAAGTTGATAAAGTAAATGAAGCGTGGGCCCGGATACAACGAGGATAGCTATGGACATTAATTCAAAAGAATGGGACAGTTTGCTACAAGACTTACATCAGTCTCTACCGCCAAACATGGACGACGCTCTACTGGTCGACCTCATTCACTTTATTTTCGTGCAATACGACATAGATTGGGCCCGCACTCTGCGGCTCACGCACATCGTCAACGACTTACACGCCGCCCATACAGGAGAAAAAGTTCTTAATAATCAAAAGCTACACTAAAAGAGGGCTTGGTATGATAATTGAAATAATCATAAGTATTTTATTTTTAGGGTTGTTTGGTTTATTACTAAACGGCGCATATTTAATAGTTTGCGATAAGCAACAAGCTTGGAACGATAAACAAAACAAGTCGCCCCCTCCCGGGGGTTGACAAACTCCCATACTCCACACTATACTCCAATTTCATTAACTTACGGAGTAAATCAAATGAGAGTTAAAATAGACCAGTGGGAAGTGTTACATGCCATAGAGCGTTACATCAAAGACCAGTACGGCGTGGACTATGATATAACCGAGGGCCTTGAGGACAACCCGGTGATTGAATATCAGGAAATAATTAGATCGTTTGAGAAACACAAAAACGGCAGGGTAGTTAAAAATGAACACGGGTTTCCTGTTATAGATCATTCCAAAACCACGTATAAAAACGCGTCATGCGAGTGGAAAGAATTTGATTCTATAACCCTTTACTTGGCACCAACCTCATGAAATATTACGAATTAGTGCTAGTGAATAATGCAAAAGACGATATACACCTCGTGTATTACGAAATGGCTGACATTGAGAGTACTTACGGTGACTACTTTGAATGGGCAGATGACGACCAAGAGAGGGTTGGCCGAAGCCATGCTATACATACGGCCCAGACAGCAATTGCGGAGTGTGGCCTAGAGGATGACGTAAGTTGGCAAGTTTTCTTGGGCGAACGGTTTCGCCACAGTCAAAACCACGATTTCCCACAGCAGGCCAAGTTTAACCGTCTGGGCGCTGAAACCTCACCTTACCGCTAGATTAGGAGATTAAATAAATGAAAAAAGCACACTTACATCTCATAAAATGGGGTTTAGCTAAAGGCTACCACATCGCAGTCTACGGTGAAGATGAATTTGGCCTAATAAGTGACAAGTATAAGCAAGTCAAAGATGAGGTAGAAGCTTGCGATATCGGCTCTATTCTTTTCATTGTGCCTCGCACAGAAAATAAAGGCACATGGAAGAGAATCGCTTCGTTTGACTACGTTCGTGAGTTCGTACAAAATCCCGATGAAATCATATATGATTACGGCATCAACAAAATTAGCGAAGCTTGGGCCGCAGACTACGACCAACACTGTGAGGAATCAAAACCATGAACCGTATGCCCTGTAGTATCTCAGACGACCCGTATAACGATTACAGCGACTTTATAGAAAATGAAGGCGTCTACCGGACAAAACCGCAACCATCACCAGACGATGAACGCGACGCATTGCTCGATAAACAATTCGCACTCAACACCGGGCTCGGCCCACTGATCGCGAATCACGGTTCAGATTAACAATTAACCCCTTTCGAGGGGTTTTTTTATGTCTAAACGTTACGTAGTTACGCCGTTACGTATATAGAGTCAAAATTAGAAAAAATAAAAAAAGGTGAAATATAGGCGTAACCGGTGTAACCGGCGTAACTTGGAGGCAGATGTCAGCAAACAATAGGGCTGTAGAGGTAACACAAAAGGTTACACGTCAATAAACTAAAATGTAACTGTAAACAAGAAATTGCGTTAAGCCCTTTCAAAATAAAAAAGAAATAAAAAAGAATAATACTTCGGTATATACATAAGATGGTTTTTAGGTAAACTATCGCGTATTAACTGGAGTATTTTATGGCGAAGAAACCCCTACCAAAGTCTGCACCTGTAGTTGAAAAGAAACGAGTTGGTCGACCCAAAAGCAACAAACAATCGGTATTGACGCGTAAACAAGAATTGTTCGTTAAAGAACTGGTAAGCAAAGACGGACAGATCACATTAAGAGAAGCGGCCATCAATGCCGGCTACCCTGCGTCGTCTGCACATACCCGGGCATACGAACTGACTAACCCACACATATCTCCCCATGTCGTCAACGCTATTAAAAGCTATCGTAACGAGCTCGATGAGAAGTTTGGCGTCACATTTCAACGACACTTGAGGGATTTACAGTCAATCCGGGATTTAGCTATTCAAAACGGTGCGTACTCTGCCGCAGTGCAAGCCGAATACCGTCGAGGTCAAGCCCATGGTGATATCTACGTCAGTAAATCAGAAATACGAACGGGTAGCATCGACAGTATGAGTAAGGAACAAGTAGAACAAGCCCTTATTGAGCTAAAGGATCAATATGCCCCCATCACTATCGACGTTACCCCAAACTCTGACGACAATGCCGACAACCGCGACAAAGCGAGAAGCCGCATTTTATCTACAGATGAAGACAGCGGCGAAGACGTCGAAGTCTCGAAAGCTAATCTTCACTAGAATAGAGTCGACCGCAGTGCCCGGAGTGCCGGACCTTTTAATATGCGACGAACGCGGGTTGTTTCATATGGTTGAACTAAAGTTTATTACGGGCAATGCCGTAAGTTTAAGGCCGCATCAAGTGAGCTGGCTAACCAAACATGAACATAGCAGTAGTTGGATATTTATTAAGAAACAAAAGAACAATTTAGAAAAGTCCGAACTGCACATTTATCGAGCAGACCAAGCCATTGACGTTAAACTAGACGGTATTAAAACCGAGCCCGTAATGGTGCAGAGTCAGCCCTTTAACTGGACCGACGTGTTTAACTTGATTAGTCCGATGTAATCGCATACTATCGTATATCCAATAACTTACGGAGTAATGAAAATGTGGAAATGGATCAAGAGTTTATTTTTTAGTCCCGAGGTAATCCCGGAGCCGGTTGCTGTAGCGCCGACACCCAAGCCGAAACCCAAACCAAAACCAAAACCAAAACCCAAACCCAAACCAAAACCCAAGGCAGTTATTAGGGCAACCGTTAAAGCTAAGGCCAACGCGAAAGCTAAACCCCGAGCCAAGTTAAAGGTGGTTAAATAATGTTTTTGATTGGATGGTTAGTTGAATTAATTTATGGAAAGGAAGCCGTTGAAGAATTTGAAAAGAAAAAAAAGCGGCCGCGAGTAAAACCAAAGCGCAACCGTAAAAGGTAAATGATTAGCCCGTTTAGTTGACGGGCTTTTTATTGTCCGGTAGTATGCGATAAATCCCATAACCCAAGGAATATGTAAAATGTCGAAAATATCAGAATTACAACATCGTTTAGTTAACGATATTCAAGTTTCTATCTTAAAAGCTAAAGCGGCCGATGATTTGGTTACCAGCCAACACCGGGAAAAACTCGACGCCATTGCACAACAATTAATCGATTTACGGCGTATTTTTGAACCACCGGGGAGTGATGACCGTGAATAGCCCGTTTAGTTGACGGCCTTTTTATTGTCAGGTAGTATGCGATAAATCTTATATAACTACGGAGTAAATTGAGATGGATTATTTAGCCGAACGTGAACAGTTAAAGGTGTTGATCGATAGTTTAGCGGTCGATAGAAAATTAGCCGTGTATCAATGGTCGCGGGATTGCGACCAATGCGAGGGCGATAGAATGGACCTTATCCCGGCCACTATAGTTGCCTATGAATCTTGGGAAAACAACATACAAGATTATGCCGAGGGCCCTTGCGTCACTCGACCTGTAAATATGGATGATTACAGTGACTTTGAAGCAAGCTTTCGAGACCGCCGCGCCGAACAGTATAATTATTAATGACTATTTTAGCGGACGGCACTATATACAGCGTGTTAGCTAATTTATTCTTTTGGTATCTAATTTTTAAACAGGATAAACAATCATGAAACTATTATCAGATAAAAAGTATTATATTATTGACGGCAAAACAGGTGACATTATGTTTTATACGGACGATAACACTGGCTATCCTAGTGTCTGGGAAACCATTACAGGCCCAGACAACCACCGCTATTATTACACCGAAACAAAACTACCAGAAGAGCGTGAAACAAGGACGCGGATATATAAATAAAAAAAAGCTTGACAAGGGTTTTGTCATTGCTTTATACTGAACTCACATTAACTAAATAGGTAAACAAAATGATAGTATTTAATTACGTTAGCAAAAAAGACTTGAAAGAAAATGTCGGTGAGCCGTTGCGCTATATAGAAACTAGCATGTTCGGTGCAGAGTATGTGCCTAACGGACAACTGACAGGGGCTAACCGTCCACACATTACAGGTAGAGGACGCGAGTTCTTTGCACAAGTGACAATGCTTGATGGACTAATCAAGTCTGTCAAATAATTATAACCGTTATAAGGAATTATAAAATGTATTTATTTTCACAAGATATTAATATGGGAAGTATGCGAATAGCCGACCAAGCAAAGACACTTAAAGCATGGGCAACTAGAAACCCTGACACTGATGAAGGTTCTGAGGTGCGAGTCTATAAAAGCGTAAAGAATTTTAGAGAGGGTTTTAATTATACTCTGTATACCTTTACTAATGGTAAGTTAAAGAAGTCTAACGGTCAGCCTGTGGTTGAACTTAGTCGAATGTTTTTTGAGATGGGGAGATAAGTATGAAGACTTTAATTGAAGCAGTAGAAGCGTGGATTGATGATAGAATTACTAACAACGTTGCTCTAGATAGGGCTGATAGAATGTCTCACTCTGCAACCGTTGATATACAAGACTTGGATGCTAAGTTTAAAGAGATGGAAGAGATACATATCCGTGATGCTAATAGAATTGCAGAGCTTGAGAGGCGCGTACTAGAGTTACGTGGTTCTATGTCTGACCCTGAAACAGCAGACTTAAACTCTAGGGTTGCTGTTCTTGAGGGTAGAATAGAGCTATGGATTGACGAGGGTGACACCGCAAGACTAGACAGTGTTGATAGTAGGCTCGATGATCTTGAATGTAGCATGGATGAAAAG